AAGCTTTTGGTAAAGAAGGCTGGGGCGGTAGACTATCTGACAGCATTTCAAAGCTTGGTGCAGAAGCTAGTAACTTCTGGCAGTCTGACCTTGAAAGTTTTGCTGATAGAGGCATAATGACTGTAGGCGAAAAAACGGCAGCGGATCTTGCAGCTTTTGGAAACACCAAAGCGGTAGAAGGCGCTGCTGTGCAAAGTGCGGCTCCTGTAACAGACCCTATTACTGGAGAGTTAAAGTCAGGTTTTATGGAACAAGCTCAAACAAGTTTAGATCTTAAAAAGTTTAACGAGCTACCCGGAGAAATTTCGCAAGATGTTCTTTCTACAGAAGTAGATTCGGCAAAACAAAGTTTATTTTCTAAAGGTCTTGAAAAAATTACAGGAGAAAAAAGCATTGAAGATGTATTTAAAACTGCTCCGGGTAAAGCTAAAGCATATGCTGTAGATAGTTTACTGTCTGCTCCCGGTGATTTGGTTAAAGGTGAGTTTAAAAAAGGTTTATCTAAAGCTATCGGCTTTGGACCAGAAAAATATGAGCAAGGTCTTTCATGGGGAGGATACAGTCCTCAAATGCGCTCACAGCTATCTGAAGCTGCACAAATGGGATTACAACCTATTATGCAAGATGCTTATGCGGATTATGTAACAAGCTCTAGCCTTAATACTAACCCGCAAGGTATCTACGGCGGTGCTAATAACTATGCTGACTACTTCAAACGGATGGCAGTCTTTCAAGGTCAAGGCGGTTAAAGGAATATAATTATGGCAGAACTAGACGATGACTTTTTTAAAGCTGGTACATCTTTTAAAAGACCTATACCGGGACAATCTTTAACAGATGATCCATCAGCTCCGCGTCCCTTTGAAGGGCCTCCTAAGTTTACTGATCGTAATGATGTTCTTGAGTATTACTTTGAACTGCTTACTGAAGAAGAAACTTATGAGTCTGTATTAGACAGTCTTGAGGCAGGATCATCTTTAATGGATATTGTTCAGGTGTTAATTATGCAGGGCTTTCAGGATGGTTTATACAACCCTGATATGATGCTAATGATTGCAGAACCTCTGGCATACATGATTGCAGCTTTAGCAGAGCGAGCAGACGTAGACTTTACTGTTATGAATGATGATGACGAAAAGCCCACTGAGGAAGAAGAAGAACTTCCTGTAATGAATCAAGCAATGAAAAGCATTGAAAAGCCTGAAATGGACGAAGACTTTCCTGCAGGAGTAGCAGAAAAATTAGATCAAGTAGAACCGCCTAAGCAGCGTTCTTTGTTAGGAGAAAGATAAATGGCTGATAACCAATTAGCACAAGCCTATTCAATTCTTGGACAGGCTACTACATCTGAGTACAAGCGTAGGCGCAAGGAAGAAGATGAGTATCGTAAAAGAGCTAGAAGAGATCAAATGCTAGGCTATATTTTAGCTCCTATTGGGCAGCAATTTGCTAAAGGTGTATCAGATATTATATCTGCTCCTTTTGAAAAACCTGTTGAAAAGTTGTTACAAACTGAGCAAGGAAGAGCCTTAAACTCAGATATAAAAGCTATTACTCGCCAGAAAACTAATTATGATGCTCTGGGCAAAAAAATTACAACAGATTATGCTGGGGACTCTTACGCTTATCATTTAGAAAAAGTAGAAAAATATATAGAAGAAGATACCCGCAGAAAGTTTTTAGCAGACTTAAGAATATCTCCTAAGGAATTAGAAGGGAGTACAGAGGCAGCGATTCAGTTTAGCAGATTACTTCACAGCCGATTAGAAAAAGCAGGTGATATAGCCAGAGAAGAGGATAATCAGTATTTAGCGGGTATTGCTGCTTTGTCTAATTATAAGACAGGACAAGACGCAAAAGAAGTTTTAGCTAAGACTACTCCTTATTCCAAAGGGCCTCTTCAGGGCGTGTTTAAAAGCGTTAAAAGACTATTTACAGGCTCTTCTCCTTTTTCAGGCCCTACTGACGAGGAAAAAAAGAATGCTGTGGCGGTTGCAAGACAAGGTTTAAACTTAACAGGTATGGAAGCTGAAAAGCTTTTAGCCTTGGTTAATAAGGGGGCAACTGTTAAAAGGCTTGAAAAAGAAATAGACATAATGGCTGAGTATAAAGATCCTGAGTTTCAAGCTTGGTGGGGAAAGTCTAAAGACCAGACTAACTTTATTTCAGATTATCATTCAGGTAACCTTTCTAGAGGCATGTCTAATGCTGTAAGAAGTTATTATGCTAAAAATAAAAAATACCCTGATCAAGAAGTTGCTCTTAGTATGTTGGCAGAAAGTCTAGGCGGGACTGGATTAAATTTAACAGCCACCGCGCAAGCAGATCTAGTAAACAGTGTTATGACAGCAGAGTCGGCAGTAAGACAGAGAGATGTTTTTAGAGAAAATTATTTACAAAATTTTAGTAATGCCGATAGTTATTTGCAAGCTAGTTCAGAAGATAAAAAAAGAGTAGACGCAGCTTGGAAGAGGCTATCTCAAGCGGCTGTTAGCCAATCTCAGCGTAACTTTGCTTCTTTTTACGAGGGTTTAAGTATTGAGGAAGCAGATGAGTATGTTAATAGAGTTTCAGGTCCAGCACAAGCAGCTCTTATTAGAAAGAACGCTATTGCTGCTTTAAACAACTTGGACTATACGGGTGGAGAAGAAAAAAATTGGTTTGGATTTGGCCCATCTTATATAACAGACAAGAAATACACAGGGGCTTTACGTGATAGTGGCTTTTCATACAACTTTGTGTCTGCTCCTAGTCGTGAGGACTTACGAGCTATTCAGCCTATAGTTAGAAATGCTGTTGCAAGTACTTCAACTCAATCTGTTTCTATGCCAGTCCCTATTAGCCAACAACAAATTGATGCCATAGTAAACGAGGATAATTTACAAAACAAAATAGACTCTGTGAGTGCTTTAGAAAATGCAGGAATATCTATACCTAATAGCTTAAAAAAAGAATTACTAGGTGATGATGCTGATTCTGAAACACGTTCTAGGGTAATTCCGGGTTCTGGTTTAGATACTCTAATTAATGTTACTTCTTGGTTTGATGCTTTAGAAGGCATTTCTGAAGATGTTAAACCGCGTTCATTTTTACCTGAGTCTAAAAGCAGTGTACAAGAATTAAAAGCTACTTCCTCTTTAAAGCCTATTCCTTTAGAACAAACTAGCGAGCTTTTAGAGACTTCTTCTGTAGCTGACAAGCAACAGGGGCTTTTAGATGACATTAGAAGAGGTAGAGACTTTGAGCCTAAGTCAAAAAGAAAACCTTCTTTGCTAAGTAATCGCAGCTCTTTAGCTATCCAAACTCAAGAAAAAGTTAACTCATTTGATGTTCCTTCTCTTAATACTAAAGAAGGCAGAGGAGTGGTAGCTAAATTTAAGTCTGAGGTAAAAGAGCAGCTAGGTGTAACCTTAAGTAAGGCTGATACCAGAAAAATAGTTACAGGGCTTGTAGATCCTACGGATGAGCAGATACAAACCATACTAAAAGTTTTAGAAGAAAACGCTCCTCAAAAAAGACTAGTAGATCCTGATGAAAAAACAATTGAAAAACTTTTAGATATATTAGGAACTTTTTCCCCGATTGCTGGAGTTTAATTAATGCCTTCAATATTTGATGACGATGAAATTAATGACTATGTTTCTAGTGAAAGGCAGCTTATGCTGGACAATCAGAGAGAGTACGAGTCCATTGATACGTCTAGAAAAATGGCTTATGGCGCAGCACAGGAAACTACTTTAACAGGTAACTTGTTCAGGTACGGAGAAGCTTTGTATGACTCCATAGGCAGTGATCTGTCTTATTCTGATGCTCTTTCTAATATAGAAGATCAGCGGCAGCGTGACATTTTTAAAGAGTATACAGAGTTTAAAGGCATAAGCGAGCAACAAGAAGGGGGTGCTGAATTAACAGGCCGCTTAGGTGTTGCTGTGGCTGATCCTGTTACTTGGCTTTTTCCTTGGATGAAGGTTGCTAAGGCAGGTAAGCTAACAGGGGCTGCGGTAGGTGCAGGTTTTAATGCTACAGATGCCGCTCTTAGAGATCAGTTAGTTTATGGTGAAATAAATCCTATTAACGTGGGTGCCTCTGCCTTAATAGGTGGTGCTGCTGGTGCTTTATCAGGTCATCTAGCAGCTAAGTATCGTAGAGGACAGCCAATTGATAGCAGAGTTGCTGAAGCTGTTAAAGAGGTTTCTTCTTCTCCCTCTCCTGAAGCTCGTATACCCGTAGAAGCTCCTACAGCAGATAAGCTTGAAAGGCTTGGGGTTAGACCTTCTCAGGTGGGAGAAAAACCTAGAGTTATTATTCCCGCTTTAACAAGCGCTGAAACGGAAGCTATTGAAGAGGCTGCAGAAAGGGTTGTCACGGCTCAGTCTAGGCTGGCAAATGTTCCTGAAGCAACTGGTACAGGTGCTAATCTTACTATGCGATATGAGCCTATTAGAAAGATGGAAGCTATTCTTTCTGATTTAAAAGCTTTACAAGAAAAAGGTAAAGCTGCTGGTGCCTTAAAGAAATATGAAGCTCGCAAAAAAAGAATTATAAAGAAAGCTGAGAAACAAGGTAAAGATATTCCTTCTTTAGAAGATATTAACGAGCGTATTGCTTTCTTTAAAACAGCCGTAATACAAAAGCCAAAAGACAAGGATATAAAAAATCAAATTACAGAGCTTCAAAGTAAAATTGAAAAAGCTAAAGATAATTTTTACAGTGGGCATATCCAAGGATCTGTTAACAGGGTAGATCTTGCCGGTAACACAATAGAAGATCTTAATAAAAATGGAAAGCTTACTGATAATATTTTAAAGAGTTTAATATTTGAACCCACCAGACCTATTATAGGAGGTATAGGAGGGTATGTAACTTCTGGAATAGTAGGTGATGAGGACGATGACCACATTACTGCTGGGCTTGTTGTAGCTGGAGCAGCTTTAGGACAATGGCAAAAAGTTTTACAGAACATGAAACTTACTGGCATGGACTTAGAAAAAGCTAAAATGGTTTTAACGCAATCAGCAGAACAGAATCTAAATACTACCTTAAAGTTTCATACAGCGGGTACAGTTGCTACCAAGTCTGACGCTTTAGGTGGGTGGAACAAGGTTCTAGCTAATCTTATTTTTCAAAAACCGGGAGGGGCTACTAACGCAATAGAAACTCTTAATTTATCTGACAATGCTTCTTTTATTGCAAAAGTTGTTGGCATCTATGGCGACTCTTTTGAGAACCAGAAAGTAGTTAAGACTGTTACAGAGGCAATGAGAGGCTGGCGAGATGTAGATTCCTTGGAGGAAGGCTACACAGGTATTAGTGGTCTGTTTAAAAACAACGCTCTTACTGCTGAAGATGTAGCAGAAGTAAAACGTATTGTGCCTTTAATGACAAAAGCAAATAATGAAATTAAAGATAGTATGCGTAAGGCAGGTATTGAGTTTGATGAGTTGCAAAACTACGGACTGTCACAAGCGTGGGACTTTAATTTTATACAAAAGGCAGGAGAAGATTCTTTTTTTGAAGACGCTAAAAAGGCTTTTAAAATTCAATACGAAAACAAACAGGCTGCAGGGCTTATAAAAAGTACACCTACTGATAAGGGACTTGATAATATAGTCGGTACTTTTGTTGATAACATTAGAGGAATTAATAGGGTAACAGGAGCTAAAAATAAATATAATAGCTATGATATTTTTGATAGTAACGGAAGATTTAGACCGCTTGCTAAAAACTTTGAAAAGCATAGGGCCTTGACGGATACAGAGGCTACAGCTTTTATGGCTGAGAAAGGATGGTTAAATTTAGATTCTACGGCTGTCTCTATGCAATACGCAGACAGAGCTATAAAAATGCGTAATTGGGCTAACACTCTAGGCGCTAACGGAGAGTTGTTTAACAGGGCTTTAGATGATGTAGAAAGAGCTTTTAAAAATAAAAGAGGATCTGTTGCTGATTTTAAAGATACTTATAAAAAAAATCTTACTAATATGGCAGAGGTGTATTGGGGTGTTCACGGGTCAAGTAGTGCTTCAGGTAGTTTAGGTAATATGGCTATGGCTACTCTTACTACACTGGCTAACAGTACTATGCTGACTAGGGTTAGTATTTCTGCTTTGGGTGATCTTATACAGCCTATTCAGAACAGCGGTGTTATGCCAGCAATTAGAGCTGCTATGTCTAAAGTAACTCCGGGGGAATCTTTTTCTTCTAAGTCTGGTTTTAAATACGACAAGTCTTTTGAAAGAGAATACTCTGCTTTAATGGCTCATGCTAGTACAGATCCATTTAGTTCTTTTCAGTCTGCTTTAGATTCGTGGAATAAAAACTTTTTTAAACTTGTACAGCTTGAAAGGATTACTAAAGTAGCTAGAGGATTTGCGTATGATGTGGGAGTTAGAAGAGCTTATGATATTGCAAAAAAAGTAGAAAGCAAAGGCGGTAAAGTTTCTGCTAGTCTTCAAAAAGAAATGAATCAATTAGGTATACAGTCTGTTGATGATCTTAAAATTATTTCCAAGTACTCTAATATAAATGAAGCGTTTGATGCTGAAGACGGTCAAAAGATTTTAAATATGGCTGGAAGAAGGTCTGCTGATAGAGATGCTATTGTACCTTTGGCAGGTAACAGGCTTTATTTTTCTCAAACAAACAATCCTTATATTAAATCTTTGGGTCAGTTTCTTTCTTGGGCGCAAGCTAAAACTGCACAGACAAACGCTTTGGTAGAAAGAATAGAGAACAAAGATGCGGCTTTGGCTGTTAGAGCTTTAGGTCTTAGTACTGTTTATATGGCCGTTCAAGCAGGAAGAGAGTGGGCTTCTCCTTATCAAGTAAGACAAAGTGAAGCACATGATACGTTTTCCACAGAGCATTTAAAAGAATCTTTAAAGTTAAGTGGTAATATACTTCCTTGGCATATTGATAAGATTGTTAGTGGGCTGAATGCGCCCGATAATAAAATTGTATCTGCAAACATAGCTCCTTCTTTAGGTTATGCAGACACCTTTATGAGTGAACTTTTTAAATTTTCAGGCAACCTAGAAGCAGGTGATGTTGAAGGAGCAGGTAGAAATGTTCTTAATGTTGTTCCTTTCGGAAAAGAAGTAACGGGTTACTCAAGAAGAATTACGGGTTCTCCTTTGCTAGAAGATCGTCCTAACTATGACAAAGGCGGTGAGGTCTTAGACGTACCTAATACAGCCCCAGAGCCTGATCAACGTATAGATAAGATGACGGGTATGCCTTACAACCAACAGGCTGGTACAGCTTTTACAGACGTAGAAGACAGACAAGATCCGTTGCAGCGTATGGGATTTGCATTAGGCAGTCTTGTTACAAGAGCAGGAGCAAAACTGTTTAAAGCTTTTGACGATGACCTTGTAGATGAAACACCTCTTAAAACTACTGATGAAATTTTAGAAGATAATAATATTTTTAAGGGGACTTTATCTGTTAAACATGCTTCTTCTGAAAAATCTTTAAAAGAATTTATAGATCCGTCTGAAGTAAACCCTGCTGCTCGTTATCCTGAGAATGAGTTTGGAGACAACGCTCTTTATTTTGGAGAGAAAAACAGTCCATTTACATCTGCTGAAGGCATGTACGGCTATGAAGCTTCTCCTTATTTGTACGATGTTGATTCTATTTTTGACAAGGCTTTTGTTCTAACTCCTCAAAATATAAAAAAACTAGCATCTTTGATTCCTGAAGATAAAAGAAGATTTGGGGGTGACGTTGTTGATGTTTTAAAAAGTGAGGGATATGACGGTTTAATTATTAGAGGGTTTGACGACTCAATAAAAACACAAAAAATAATTGATAAGGCTGAAAGAAAAGATAAATTTTATTACGGTATTTTCCAAGATCAAGTTATTTCTTTTGATCCTAAGAAAAATAAAATTTTAAACGCTCCTGAAGTTCGGCAGGGAATTTTGGGTAGAGATGCGGCAATTGCAGATAGCATGACAGAAAAAGACATAGCTGCTTGGCAAGAAGCTAATAGGCTGCCTGAAAGCAAACGCCAAAAACAACGTCCAGAAATTGTTGAAAAGTTAAAAAGTGTTTTAAGAGGTGATGCTTCTTATGATGATTATGTGTCAGAGGTTGATGAGCTATTTCCACCTACTCTTTATACAAAAGAAAATGCTCCTGAGTTTCCCACGTTAGTGGAAGTTAGGGGCGCTGTTGGAAAGAAAACTTTAACAGGAGGAAGAGGAATTGTAGGGGCCGATGTAAAAGTAGAAGAGGGTAGAAGAGTTTCTTCTAGGCTAGATATACCAGCATATGATCTAAGAGGAGTTTGGGCTGTAACCTTACACAACCCCAAAGGCAAAGGCGGTTCTGCTTTTGCCTATGGACAAACCTCTGTTTTAAAAAATGTAGACTTTACTACTAATCCTAAAGATGCTTTAAACATTGCTCTAGGTCAAAGTAAAGGGACGATAGCAAGGATGGAAGGTGACTGGGTAAATCATAATCCTAGAAGTATTTATAACAAAGCGATAGATCTTTTAGAAAGTGATGAGTGGGTTCAGGTGGGAATGAATCCTTTTAAGCACTCTTACTTTTACGATAAAAAAACAATGCTTCCGGTTGTAAGTGCTGAAGAAGTTATTCAGGTAGGGCCTTTAGTTCTTGTTAAAAAGAAAGGAATGAAAACTGCCTCTCCTAATGATCCTATGTTTAAAGTTGATTTAGAGGGACTTAAAAATAAAAAATCAAAAGCTCCTTTAAGTATTATGGCACAAGAAGGGAAAGTTAATATACCTTCTGTTCCTTTTAATAAAGGTGGTAAGGTTCTAAGTTCACTACAAAGGAAAGTAAATAATGTATAAATATTTTAGCATGGATGAACTTAAATGTCAACACTGCGGAGAGCAGGGTATGGATGAAGCTTTTATGGTTAAAGTAGAAGCCTTACGTTGGGAGCTAGGTTTCCCTTTCGTTGTTACTTCTGCTTACCGTTGTAAGGATCACATCATTGAGCGTAAGAAAAAAGCTCCCGGCGCTCACGCATCAGGACACGCCATAGATATTGCTGTTAGCGGAGATCAAGCACACAGGCTTTTAGACGCTGCGTTTAGGATAGGTATGACAGGCATAGGCGTTAATCAAAAAGGCAACAATAGATTTATACATTTAGATGACCTTGAATGGCATGAGACTCGTCCTCGTCCTTGGGTGTGGAGCTATTGAGGTTAGTTAAATGCGTTGGTTATTACTTTTACTTATGCTGCCTTTGTTATCCTTTGCAGCAGACCAAGCCGTTATGGGCGATACAGCCGACAATACCAACAACCAAGAAGGCTCGCTAAATACTAATACTGTAGGAAGCACTGTAGGCAGCAATAATCAGACAGAAGATAGATCAGTTAGTAATACGTATAACGGCGCAGGAAGCTCCTCTGACATGCCTGTAGGCTCTGCAATAGCACCTACTTACATGTCAAACGGTGTTGAAACTTGTCTACAAGGGCAAGGAGGAAGTATCCAGACAGGCATAATAGGGATTACCAGAGGTAATTATAAATCTGACAACGACTGTAATAGGCGTAGAGACTCTAAAGTTTTAAGTGACTTAGGCATGAAAGTTGCTGCTATTGCTAGGATGTGCGAAGACCCGGATGTATGGAGAAGTATGTTTGTTTCAGGTACGCCTTGTCCTATTCTTTCTGGCAGTAAGCTTGTTGTAGGCAAAAGAGCTTTTCTTTTAATGAAACGTGAGCCTGAACTGTATATACCAGACTATGGAAAAGTAAAGATGCGCGTACATGCTACATTTAGTAAAAGACCTGCGTATCCTGCTTATACAAAAACACAAGAATGGTACAACAAGATATTAAAAATAGGAGAAACTATTAATGATGAAGAGAATAATGATGACGTTATCTCTGTGTCTGTTAAGTTCCGTAGCTCACTCCAATGAGTTAGATAATTTAATTACTTCTAGCACCGCACTTGTTAATCAAATAGATCGTGGTATTAAGCTTGCGGGTGCTGGTTATGCCTATTCAAACACAGGAGGCGCTTTAACAAGCGGTAGCCTTGCTGGTACTGCTCACATAAGCACAGCTCAGTTAGATGCTTATAATGCTGCGCTTGGTAACATGAGTGACTATCAAGCCTATGGGGATGTTCAAGCATTGTTAGAGTCCCAAGCAGCTACAGAGTTTGAATTAATGAACACTGCCGTAGAAGAGTTTACCGAAGTCGTTGTAGATATGATTGCAGTTGTAGAGGTCGCAGAGATTGCTGCTGAGGCAGAGACTCCCGACGATAAAGCTGAAGTTCAGGAATACGTTGTTGCAAACGAAACAGCATTAACGATTACACAGGATCAAGTAGATACCTATAATCAGTCTTTGGACGATATAGAAGAACATGGTAACAATGCGTCAGCTTTTCTAGGGGTAGCAGCCAATGAGGATGCAGTAGCTTTTTTGCAACAAGGGGCTGAAAATAATAATACTAATGCAAACGAAGGGACACTAACATTTTCTCAGAATCAACAGTGGGTAAAGCTGTCTCATACTGGAACTAACAACGCTAGTGCAGTTTATATTAACGGCCAGCAAGGTTCATTCGGCATGGACTTTTACCTTAGCGAGGCAGACTGGTTAGCGACAGGAGCTGAAAGTGAGCTGTATTTAACTGGTCCTACTGTGTTAGGTTACAGGTGTTTTATGTTTAACGAGGATTGTGACCCATGAGCCTTGCGGAAACAGAACTAACTATTGGCGGTACGTCTTTTAAAGGCGTGTACATCGCTATATTACTTAGCCTAGCTACAACACTAGGAGGCGGTGTATGGACTGCCAGCAGCCTTTACAGCCGTCTAGAGGCGGTAGAAGCCTTACAGATACCTGATGTTGCTCCTGTTGAAGAAGAAGTAAACCGTGTTGAGTCTCAGTTATCAGAACAAATAAGCCTAATTCAGCAAGAACTTATTACTAATGACGTAAACCAATTACAAGGCAAGCTTGCAGAGCTTGGAGTTAATTTAAAAACTATAGCGGAGCAACAAGCCAAGCTGCTTACAATCAATGATAAAGTAATAGAGCTTGAAAAAGAACTAGAATCTATGCGTGTTACAGTCACACAGGCTGAACTGATGACAAAAGATTTAAAAGATGTAGATTCTAAATTAAATAAAATAGATACAGAAATAGAAGATCTGTGGTCAGGAATGGATTACTTATCTAATCCTTTGAACTAGGAGAAAACTATGAGCATTATAGGTAACTTGGTAGGTGGGCTAGGAGGCAAGGTTGTAGACGCTGTATCAGCCCGTAGCGAGCGTAAGCACCAAGAGAAGGTAAAGACCTTAGAGATTGAAGAAGCTCGCCACAGAACGAAGCTAGAGGCCACTATGAGGGGGCAGGAGATGGACAACTCTTGGGAGCTTGAACAGATCCGTAACTCTGGCTGGAAGGATGAGTTTGTATTACTTCTTCTTTCTATTCCTATGGTTCTTAGTTTTATTCCCGGTACTGTGCAATATGTAGAAGATGGCTTTGCTGCTTTATCTAAAACACCTGACTGGTATCAGTGGTTAATACTAGCAGTGTTTGCAGCTATCTATGGTATTCGTGTTTGGAGGAGAAAGTAATGGCGAAGAAAAAATCTACGGTTAACAAAGCAGGTAACTATACTAAGCCTACTATGCGTAAAAATTTATTTAACAGAATTAAAGCAGGTTCAAAGGGCGGTAAAGCTGGTCAATGGTCAGCTAGAAAGGCTCAGATGTTAGCCAAGCAATACAAAGCTAAGGGTGGAGGATACAAGTAATGGCACTTAAAAAGTCTCAGAAGTCTTTAAAAGCTTGGACAAAACAGAAGTGGCGTACTAAGTCTGGTAAAAAGTCTAGTGAAACAGGCGAGCGTTATCTTCCTGAAAAAGCTATTAAATCTTTAAGCAGCAAAGAATACGCAGCCACTACTAAAAAGAAACGTGAAGATACTAAGAAAGGTAAGCAGCACAGCAAGCAGCCTAAAAAGATTGCAAAGAAAACACGTAGGCATCGCAAGGTATGAGAACTATAGTAGTATTTTTACTACTGTTGCTTGTTGTTTGGTTGGATAAAAAAGAAGAGGAACATATAAATGGCTAAGAAAAAAGATTCGCGTTTAGCAAGAGCAGGTGTTAGTGGTTTTAACAAACCTAAGCGTACTCCTTCTCATCCTAAGAAGTCTCATATTGTTGTAGCTAAAGAAGGCGATAAAATTAAAACAATTCGCTTTGGTCAGAAAGGTGCAAAGACAGCAGGAAAACCAAAGGCCGGGGAGTCTGATCGCATGAAAGCCAAACGTAAATCATTTAAAGCAAGACACGCAAAGAATATTAAAAGAGGCAAGATGTCTGCGGCTTACTGGGCTGATAAAGTTAAATGGTAGTTACTTAACCGCTCTTACATCTAGTCGTTCAGCTAGAGCGGCCTTAGTGGATACCTCTATAACAAAGTCTGAATGTCTTTTTAAAAGCTCTGTAATTACTGCAATATTTTCTTCTGCTAACTCTATGGCTGCTAGTGCGGTTATAATTTCAGAATTAGTTCTAAGAACAGTAGCCAGTCTTGTCTCTGGTGTAAAATATATATCTTCCATTATAATGCCTGCAGCTCTTTTTCTAAGTAAGCATGAAGCCCCTCCAGCTTAACAGAGGCCTCATTTAATACTTTTTTAATGTAAGGCTTATCGTAGCTGTCAAACATCTTTAAACCCTCATTAGGTAATCTACTGTACTCAGTCATTAGATTACCCTTTGAGTCTATATAAACCTGAAATGAGATGATGTTGCCTCTCATATCTCACATACCCCCGAAACACACGCTAAGGTTTGAGCGCCTTCTGTGTTATCATCCAGCTCTTCAATGTCCCACTCCATATCTTTAGGCATTTCTTTTAAAAGCTTTTGATACGTAGCCTTATCTATCTTCTGGTAAGGTGCTTGCTTATATACATGCTCTGCTTCTGGAAGAAAGCTAATGCCGCTAACGCTGTCAAAGTTTTCCCAGATCCACTGACATACAGCGTAGAAGTTATCGTCGTTATAGTAACAAGTCATAGAAGGTTTGTGTTCACACCAGTTATCTTGATAGATCTTCCAAAGCTTTAACTGCTCCATAGCTCCCATGCTTTCTACTGTCACGGCTTTATTAGGAGCCTTCTGAGGAAAGCTGAACACCCAGTTAGAGTTATTCATTACGTCTTCTTCGTGAGGAAAACCTGAATCAATCATGGCTGTAGCAAGAGGATCTTTCTTGTCTGCTCTTACAGTCCTGATGTAGTAATCACTAAACCTTGGGTGAATACCGCTGGCGCTGTCAGTCAACTGAGACACAGTGCCAGAAGGCTTAACACAAGTAATAGCAGCAGAGGGATTAACTCCTAGCTTCTGCGCCCATGTTTTGTTAGTAAGTATAGCAACGTCTCTGAGATTCTCTAAGAGCCGTCCTAAAGCCTCTTCACCCGTTGATCCATTAGTTAATTTGCAGTCCATGATGCCTGTCATAGACACCCCCAGAAGAGCCTCTTCCTCTGTGTTTTTTTTCCAGATGTTACGTAGATAACGGAAGTCAGTCATAGTAGATTGAAGCGTTCCCAAGATTGTAGCGACACGTACCTTTTCTACAAGGGTATCTTCTGTATCGTTTGGTCTAACAATAACCTCTGATAGATTACAGAACTGATAAGGTCGCAGGATAATCTCGCTACAAGGATTAGTACCAAACTTATATGTAGCGTCTCTTCGTTCGTTACGTGCTGCTACTTTCTGAGCTGCAATACGACTAAAGATGCCTCGCTCACCAGACTTAGAATCATACAGGCGTTTCATTTCAGAAGAGTAAGTATCAAAGTCAGGCTTCTCAGAGTATACGGCACTGTTGTTTGCTAAGGCTCGTTGACCGTTGCCTAAGTACCACTCACCATTCTTAGCGTTAGCCATGCGGTTATCAGTAACATTACTTAAACTAATAAGAGCTGACCTACGCACACCGCCTACCACAACAATGTCTGCAATCTTACATACTAAATCATGACACTCTAGTGACGTTAGCTTGCGTCCTGCTGCTACTTTAAACATGTCAACAGTAAAATTAAATAGTTCTGCTAAAGGCTGTGGGCCACTGGCTCTACCTCCAAATGTCTTGAGCCTAGCGCCTGCTGGACGTACCCTAGTCAAGTCACACTTAGGAACCTTACCAGCATATAACAGGCTTATAAGCTCTCTAAAGGAGCTTGCCCAACCTACCTTACTATCAGCTACAACAATAGTAGAATCTGTATCGTGAAAGCTGTCAGCTACTTCTGGAAGCTTGTTAACGTAGTCACGCTCAACACTGAAGCCTACGCCTGTACCGCATAACAGAATGTACATAAGCTCGTCAAAGGAGCGAGGGCTGTCAATAGGTAGATAAGAACAGTTAAAACCCGCCACGTTGTCACGGTGTAGAGCTGCTCCTGCTGTCATAAGACAACGCATAGAAGGCATTACTTCTTGTCTAGTAATAGATTCAAACAACTCTTCAGCTTCTGAATCACCAAGCTGATTACGCTCTACAAAGAAAGCAAGATAACGATTAACTGTTTCTCCCCACTCTTCACGGCGCTTCTCTTCATCCATGTAACGTGCATATCTACTCTTGTGTATGTATTGTTGATACTGATCCATCATTTAACAGCTCCTCATCTGCGTCTATCTTTCTTAGTTCTTCTAAGCGAATGTTTTTAAAGTTCTTGTTTTCTTTTGTAATCTTACCTTTGCGTTTCTTATGGTAGTTGTCTCTGCGTTCAGATTTCCGGTCAACGTAATTCTTATCCATTCTTGTCCAAAACCTTCAGTAACTTATCTTCGTACCACGCGGCTTTTCTTAGATCCTCCGTTCCGTTTTTGTACGGATAGCGCCAGCGATACTTCAGACTGTTTCCGCGTAAATAGCCAACAAACTCTTCGTCGGTTAACATGGCGCGAATTCCGTCTATACATTCAATATCTCCATTGTTGTAGTGGGCTGGTCTACTAACTGCGTCCCACTCTTGAGGGGTTGCATCGTTAAGTTTTTTCTTTGTGTTCTGTTTCATTCTTCACTTCTCCATTCTTCAGGCAATGTTTCTACCGTAAACCACCTAAAGCCATTGTCAGATGCCCACTCACCGTGGCTTCTTTTAGTACCGTCTTTACGTCTCTTGGCTTGAGGCATGGGTGCTGATGAGTTTGCAAATAAGAATACCAGTTCAGTACTACTAGGTAAAGCTTTCTGTATCCAGATGTACTTAGTAAATTCAGCGTAGTCCCAGAATCTACCTTTAGCTTCAATGATAATTTTCTTACGTCCTATCCGCTTTGTAAAGTCAGGATGATAGTTGTGTTCAATGACATAAGGAACAGTACCATCGTGATGTACCCAATCTTGTAAGACTGTATCATGTAAAGTTTTTTCCCATTTAGAATCGTAGCCTTTAGGCTTACCTTTTTCTATAGGTCTTTTTGCTCTGGGCTTTCTTCTCATTAATGTATTACACCTTCTCTTCTTATAACTTCTAACTCTAACAGAATTAAAAGCTGTTGTATTATTTCAGTAGGAACTTCTGCCATACTACCATTGCCTGCTATAAAAAATTTAGCAAGCTCTACAATAGTAATTTCTGGTTCAGTGTCTATGTCTGGTGGTGGCTCTAAGATCGCTGAGTACTCCTAACGTGGTCTTCTATGTCAGATGTAGTGATAGACTCTAAGTCTGCACCTCTACGTAATAAGACCTTTATAATTCTTTTAGAACCTTTAAAGGAGTAAGGTATTGAGTAAGCTACTCCATTCTTGTAAGCACATGGGTTTGATCTAGGAATATTATTTGCAGTTACTGTTTCTGCTTCTGACTCAGGTAGCATACTCTTGAGCCACTCAACAGCAATCTCAGATGCTTTTTTATTTATTCTTTTAGATAGCCTTCTATTCATAATGATATTTCCACAACCTTTGGGGTAGATATAACGCGAGTAAAATACTTGACTCCGTTAGAATATTTAAAAGCTCTAAGACCTCTACCGTTGTTAGAGTCTTCCCAACACTTAGCCTTATGAGGACAGTACACACAGCCTGATACTAGTCTTAAGTTTCCTTTCTTACCTTCTGGTATTGGAGGATAACAAATAGCAGGAGGCTCGTCTATCGTAAGGCTTTCTTTAATGGTAGCTATCTTAGTTCTGATGTTAGGCTTTGAAAGACTGCCCGGCCTAAACAAACAAATCTCACCTGACTCTTTGTTAATTGCAAAGAACCCGCCATCATCTGTACCTTCTGCTTCTTCGTAACCTGCAAGCTGTGCAAGGTATCCGAAAGGATCGTCCTCTACTAGCGTACCTTCCGAAAACTTTTTAAAAGAGAAGTTAGATGCGGTCTTGATGTCAACAACCTCGCCATCAATCTTACAGTCCATGTGACCTTTGATCCCGTCTACCTCTACTTCTTTCTGCATACCAGATACTTCATGTCCTGACAGCTTAATAAGAAGTATAGCAATCTGCTCAAGGAGGTGACCGTACAGGAACTTAATAAAGTTAGAAGGGTGCATATCCTTTCTGGTATCATCAGTGTCCTGCATGTCATACCACACACGGCGTAGCGGCCTTCCTACATTAGACATACGTATAGTCTTTGACTGTAGGTGAGGGGTTGACCAGCCTTCAAGAGCTTCTCTCATATTAAAAAGAAAGTCTTCCATCAGTTCTTCTGATATGTTTATGCCCTTGTCGCTGTTAAGTCCGTCAAGAACCTCATAGATATCAGGGATCAATGTGTCTAATGTTTTCATTTACGATGCCTTACGAATCTACACTTACGTGTGACTGAGTTATAGTGAAGGTATTGTACTCCTAACTTTTTCTGATGTGGTGTCTTGGCTGCAAGTCTACCATCCTTATAAGACTTAACATCTATAAGAGTAACATTGCCTTCAGGATCTAAAGCAACAATATCAACAGGGCCTGTACATCCGCAGTTCTTGAATACATGATAACCGTTGTCCCATAACCAAGTGATAGCGTAATGCTCTGCCATATCCCCTATTCTGTTAGGTTCATGCTTAGGTTTATTGTTTGTTATTTTAACTGGTTTCATTAGAAGTATTCTCCACTAGTTTATATTCCCATAAGCCTCTTTGTCTAGAGCCTCTAGGTCTTTTCATTACCGTGTGTGATCCATACTGAGGCTTTCTAAAATCTCTTAAGCTTGCAGAAATACTTGCTTCAGGATCGCCTGTTTTATTAGATATCTCAGAAAGAGTCACCCATTCATGAGATATCATAACAGCCCATACCCTGTGCCGCTGTTTTTTTAGTCGTGTAAAATCAAACTTATGATCGTAGACTCTGCCTACCCAATCTTCTTTTGTTTCAAACAAATCTTTCTGTTTCATATTAGTGAGTTTCACTCCAGTTGTCTCCTACTTTGTATTCCCCATCAAGAGGACATTTAAGTTTAAGAACCTTACCGGCTTCAATGATTGCCTCAACACCAAGCTTACCTACTGTGTCAGCTAGGTCTTCTCTTACTTCTATCTGCCATTCATCGTGTACGTTAGCAACTATATGAGCGTCTAGATGCTGAATCTTTTCATCTAGTATAACTAACGCTTGCTTCATTACAATAGCTCCTGCTCCTTGCAGCAGTGTATTGAGTGCGCTATGCTCGCTACGCACCTTTAGCTTCCTACCATCAAGTCCTTTTAGGTAGTCTCGTTTTGCCGTTGCTCCTTCAACTTGATGTCTAAGAGTTGCAAATGATGGGAGATTATTAAAGAACGATCTTCTAAGGCTTTCGCCAGTTCGCCTACCTCCTCCCGCCACGCTACCAAGCTTCTCGTCTCCTGCTCCGTATAGGAGTGCATAGATGAAAGTCTTCGCCTGATTTCTTGATTCAAGTCCTGCAAGTTTTTGATTAGTGGTGTGTATGTCTCCGTTAAGGATTTCATTAGTATAGTCCTCGTCATTCATGTAGTGAGCAAGCATACGCAACTCAAGACCACTAGCGTCAATGCCTACCAGTTTATAACCTTTAGGTACTGTCCAACAGGAGCGACACTCTGCTCCATAAGCAGACCCAAGGTTGGGTACTTGAGCCATATTAGGATCACGGTGAGTCATACGTCCTGTAATAGTACCATTCGGTATAACGTAACCATGTACACGGCTGTCATCTTCTACCTTTTCAAGCCATGATTTAATCTGACCTTCTCTCTTTTGTAGTAGAAAAAACTCTTTGATTAACTCTGCTTGTGGTATCCCTTTGATCTTACTTAACGTCTTCTCGTTAACAACAGGTCTGCCGTTAACAGTAAATTCATTGGGTAGCCATCCAAAGTCCTGTAAGTATTCTCCAATCTGCTTACGCGAACCTAGATTAAGATCAATGGAAGTAGTACGTGTGATATGCATAGGTACAGCATGATTCTTCTCAGAAAACAAACTGTGTTCTTCCTCTGTTAATCTAACGCCGGGAATCTCGTCAGCTTTATCTTTATCTATTCCACCTCTTAAAAGATAAGCCTGTTCTTGATCAGCAAGTTTAGAGATAGTACCAGTCTTTGTATAACGTGGGTACAGCTTCTGCCTTACTATCTTAGGTAAGAATACAGTCTTAGTTTCTTTTTCTACCTCAGTCATACGCTCTCTGATCTGAGCCAATAACATCTCTGCTTTAGGCCCGTTGAAAAAGAATCCGTGTGCTTCTTGGTCTTTGATTATCCTAGCTATACCATGCTCAAGGTCTACTGAGTGAGGTGCGAAACCTCTGCTTAGTTCTTTCAACGCAAAGTATACTTGAGTATTTAATTCAACATCACGTATACAATACTCTAGCATCTCAGGAGAGTAAGACTCAAACTCTTTGAAGTCCATCTTATTAAAACCAAGATCATGGCCCCACTGATTCAGACTATGCCCACCGTCTCTAACAGGATTAAAGAGTCTAGATAATACAAGAGTATCTATAATCTTTTTATCTTTAGAGAAGTCAGGCTTCTTCATAAGTCGTTGTACCACAGGAATATCAAATCCTATAATGTTATGACCTACAAGAGAGTCAGCAGACTCAAGAAGATCATAGCCTTCATCAAGCTGGTTAGGCCCGTAGCTGTATACTGTTTTAGATTCTACATCTTGAGCAACGATACACCATATCTTGGTGGCATCAAGCCCATCCGTTTCTATATCAAATACTAGTCTACTCATTATTCAAATCCTAATACAACTTCTTCTTCGTTGGTGTTAGAGATATCATCTGTCTCTATCTCCGCCAGCCTACCCGTATCGTTATCATAAAGCAAGTGAGTAGCGACACCTACGTCCCCGGTGTAGCGAGACTTAAGTATGCGTACCCTAGTTGTAGAAGATTCTACGGGGTCAGAAGATTGCTGGTTACGCTCAAGGCTGATAACACAGTCAGACAACTGGGCGATACTCTGAGATCCTCTAAGGTGACTCAGCCCTGTCTCAACTCCATTCTCATGTCCTTTGTTACCGTCAATCCTACGGAGGTGTGATACAAGAATCAGACCCACGCCTGTCTCTTCTACCAAGGTGCGGAGCCTGTGCATGATGGCATCAATAGAGCGTCTCTCATCTCCTTCAGTGGTGGTTGATACAAGCATGTGCAAGTGGTCTAGTATAACCCATTTACATTCACATCCTATAATCATGAAGCGGAGCTTACTGAAGATAGAATCAATATCATTAGCCCCGAAGTGTGAGTGAATCCATACACGATTATTATTCTCACCATCGTACATAACGTCAAAGAACTTATCTAATTCTTCTTCGGTGTACTGCTCCCTGATACGTTCAATGTGTAGCTTGTCGTTAGCCTCAATAGAAAGTATACCGTCCACAGTTCTATTAAAGCTTTCCTCTAAAGCAATGATACCTACGTTATCGGTTGTTGTTTTAATTAGCCAGTGTTCAATCTCTCTGGTGACACTTGACTTACCTAGACCTGTACCACCAGTTAATAGAACCAGCTCACCTTGCCGCAGTCCTTCTAGCTTAGTGTTAAGACCTTCCCAAGGATAAGGGAATGACTCTACCTTGGGCCTGTTCTTATACTTTTCTCTGTTCTCGGTAACGCTTAGAACACCTGAAGGGGTATAGGTTTTAGCATCCCAAAAGCATTGGACAAACAGCGAATGCTTGTTGTCTCTTAATAAATCGTTAGCATCCTTATAACCTTCAGGTAACGTAGCGATCTTAGCTTTGCTAGGTCGGAGTAGTCTAGCTACCCTACGTGCAGCCTCCTTCCCTGCCTTGTCCATATCAAAAGCAATGACAACATTCTCAAAGCTTTCTAAATATTCTAGATTATCCTTGATGTCTCTCTCTGCACTGCTCGCAGATTTAATACTAACTACAGGCCACTTAGATCCCAAGAGTTCGTATGCAGCCATAGCGTCACACTCTCCCTCAGTAATAGTAATGTACTTTCCTCCTTCTTTAAATAAGTTCTGTCCGAATAACCCTGCCTGATTATTCAGTCCTTGCCATGAAAAACCTTTGGAGGTTACGAATCTAGTTTTACGTGCGACCACATCACTCTCACCGTAGTAAGGGTAGATGTGTTTGAACACTTCACCGTTCCCATCAAAGGTTACTTTAACTCCATATTTCTTAGCTGTTTCAAGTGAAATATCCCTATCCTTTAAGGCTGCATAATGCCCTTCTTCTGCAAAGGATAAGGGTTCGTTACCGTTGTTTCTTGTATTAACTATTTCCATTGTAGATTCCGTTGGATTTTCATAGTTCCTTGTGTACTTGCCGCAGGAAAAACAGTTAGCACTCCCATCATAATTGATACAGAGTGCGTCACTGCTACCGCAAGTAGGACAAGGAAGGTGGGTTTCTTTAAACGCCATCCTCTTAGTCCTCTTCTGGTTGGTCTACCTCTTCTTCGTTAATCAGAGCCTCTTCATCAAGGTTGTCTAGCATAGCGCGTTGATAGCTAGAGGCTGCTGCCTGTAACACATCAATGCGTTTGCTGAGGCTTTGAACTTCAGTCTGAATTTCAGCTAAGTAATTGAACGCAGTCTTTGCAGTATCGTTCAGCTTCTCAACATCATACACACCATCATCGGTTTTAAAAGTAAATTGAGCCATCTTAAAATGCTACCTCCTCTTCTGTGAATGGCATTGCTGCTGCTCCTACTTCTACTAAATCTAGAACTTGAACAGCGTTTAATAGCGGTCGCTTGTACTTGCCTTTGTAGTACACCATAGGTGACCACTGTACCGCTACCTTTGAACCGTTCCCAATAATCTCTGAGAACGAGTTCTTCTCTGTATCTACAACAATAGGTGGGTTGTTTTCAGTCCCATTATAGTTTGTTAGATACTTATAAAAGGTGATCACGTTGTCTTCAGTGTACTTGTTTCTTCCCGCAGCCCGTAAGCCTACGTTGAAACCAGCACGTTGAAACTTCTCAAACACCTCGTCACTTACTGCTAGGTTTAGCTCCCATCCGAACTTACCCGTACCCGGATTAGTTTTCTCGGCGTAGTCAGCTACAGGTTTTCCTACGTGAGCGTAGTAAGAAATACCTTCTATGATCTGTGGAATACCATCAATCATCTTCATGCTTATCTCCTTTGTTTAAAATGAATTGCTCGTACAGCTCGTAGGCATCTTCTGAGATACCATCTCCAAAGCTTATCACATATGTACCATCAGGTTCAATAGTGTGCAGCTTAGTGAGTATTTTATCTTTGTAAAAAAGTGCTTCATGCTTTAGTTTAAAAGCAAAGAACTCTTTACTAGATATTCTTAGTGTTTTTTCCATGCTATTCCTCCGATACTAGTGTGTCTAGGAAGTCAGGAAAAAGTTCAATGATATCACTCTCGTTTGCAGAAAGGTTACCATCAACATTCATAGACCAGTCTTTAACAAACTCAAGAAACTTGTCTTTTACTTTAGTGTCTGGCAATGCCGTACCTAAGATCATAGCAAACATCCTAGACCACGCGTCATCAAAAGCAATATGAAAATCTGACATGCCTTCTATCCAACCTTCTTCATCTGCGGTCATACCTTTTCTCCTGTTAAATCTCCAGTGAGTATAACATCATCACCCCAACAAAAGATAGCAACTCTCTCGCCTTTGTCGTCTTCAATTATAATATCCCAAGTATCTTTAGACTGTGTGTCGCTCGCCAAAGACTTTTTAATTTTAATTGTAGCAGTATTGTGTACAAAAATGTTTGTTCCTATTGACATAACGCTCTCCATGAGTATTTAAGTTGGGGACATTTTCTAAATTCATCATCAATCATTCTAGCTACTTGACGACATTCGTACTGAGCATCCTTACTAGATCTTAGCTTAAATACTCTAGCAAATGCAACTAACGACCCAGTCCAGATCCATTCAGTCATCATAGACTGAGGCAGTAACATACGTGCTTGCTCTGGAGCGACACCGGAAGCTATCATGTTGTCGTAAGTAGTTTTAATTCTAGTAACTAAGTCCCAGTATTTTTCGTCAAATCTTACTTCATCATTTCCTTTAAATGTTTCATCAAGTGAACCTTGTTTCTTATCTGACGCACGTTTTCTCCAACCTTCAGGAGCATGGAACTCTGGCTCGCTATCTACATACCTTCGGCTGACCTCATTCCAGACCAATCCAGTCTGATGCTTAACCAACTGCCTTGCAATAAAGAGTGGAGCTTTAATCCTAAACTGAGCCTGTACATGACCGAAGGGTGTCCAATGATCATGCTCTGCTAAGTATCTAATAAGCCCTTTATCTTTATCTTTAAAGCGTGTAGATATTTTATCAAAAGAAACTCTCGCACTGTTTACAACAGTTAAATCACTACCCATAAGGTCTATCATTTCTACTTTCACGATGCTGCTCCTACAATAAAAAAGATTGTAAATATTATAACACAAGAGTACAACGCCAGCCACTCTTGTCTCGTTAAGTTTCCTTCTAAGACATCTACGATACAGTCTTTAATTAAAGAGGTCAATCTGGTTAAGATGTTTCTGCCTTTGTCCAGCAATAAACGCATGTGATTCTCCTTCAGGTAGTATGTATTTTAAAACAGTTTCAAAGCATTCCGCGCGGGTTACGTTCTTCATAAACTCTTTTTGGTGGTCATCGTTGTTGTGATCGTAGCCCTGAAATGTTTCAAGCAGTGCGACATAGGATTCTTTTACGTACTCTATGCCGACTGCTTCTACTGTGTCCCAGTCTATGTCAATGTTCATTTTCATTCTCCTTAATCTTCATTAGGAACGGCATGATTAAATCTATAGCTTCATCCAAAGCACTTTTGTATCCAAGTATATGCTCAATAGGATAACCACTTAGATCTTGTTCTTTAAGTTCCATCAACTCCCATATTAAATCTTTCTTATTCATGCGTTCACCAGTTCATCTTTTATAGTTAACTCCACAGTTACATCACCGTCAGGGTAAAACGCATACACTGCAAGAAGGGAATCTCTTAGGTTTAGTATTTCTCTGAGATGTTCTTCAGGGTCGTTGTAATCCCTGAAAGTAGTGAAACAAGCGAGCATTCTTTTATTATTTGAAACTTTATACACGCCGTCTATACAAATATAGTCTTTTGCGTAAGCCTGAAGAATAAAGTCTGCATCTAAGTCAATCTTTGCTGTGGGTCTTTCAGCACGTACAGGAGTACCAAGCTCTAGTCCATGCCTAGCAAAAGCACCTTCTATTTCAGTCAACTGTTTTTTACCGACATGTGGAAGCTTTGTAATCAAAAGAGGTGGTATTCTAATAAGCTCACTAACTAAATTAATACCGTCTTTTTTAAGAGCATTTATACATCTTACAGATAACTCTAGGTCTTCTATATTTTTATGCAATATTTCGTTCATGCTGCTAACCTCCGTACAATAGCGCCACGTACAGACTCTTGCCTACGTACAGTGGTAGCCATCTCGTTATTAATATTAGTTTTACGTCCCGCTGGTGCGTGGGTAGACCAGTGAGTAAGCGCGTTGTAGATAGCCCATTCGTTAGAACCAAGGTACTTCTGTTCATGCTTGGTGTACTGGTTCCACATGTACATCAGGTTGCGGTTAGTGTACACGCTCTTGTGTTCTAACAGCTCGTAGATGCTCATCGTTTCACTAGATAAAACAAACTTACAACCTGCTGCAACGGCAAAGGTTTCAAAGGCGTGACGGTTTGTGACAGACTGTTGCTTCCAACGTGACCAGCGTTCACCTTCAGCATGGAACTGTTGGATAGCTTCCACCATCTTGCGACGAGCATGATCAGGGTTGATAGAGGGAGTGTGCTTGGCTTTGAACATGCTGATATCGTTTGCATGTACTTGATTGTTAAGACAAGCCATACGTATTGCCCCAGCTCTAATAGTAAAACTCCAAGTACCGTCAAAAGAATTATAAAACAATATCTGAAACTGAGTCTCGTCACCGTTACCAAGGTCAACAGTGTAGTCAGGTAGGGTGTACTTAACAGTCATCTTGGAGCCGTTAGGTGCAACCTGTACTTCTCGTTTAAGATCTTTAAGAGATACTCCTGACTGAAGTAATAAAACCTGTGACATGTTAACTATATCTTCAGGCTGGTTGTTTTCAAAAGTAAA